TAGTAAAACATAATATTATTTATTAAACTTTTTGAATATTTTGTTGATTTTAGCCTTATCCATTTCAGTAGATTCACGAAATAAATATTTTTTTCCAACCTTACCTTTTTGTCTTTTCAATACGATGGGTTGATTTTGGATGTCTATATCATCCGGGTGTATTCTTGATAAAAAATCTTTTGTTTTGGATACAATTCGTGAATCATTCGTATCTACGGATAGAATCAACACTTTTTCATCACCGGGAAACATTCGGTTCAATTGTTTTTTAAACACGGCTAATTGATTACGTTCTATGTGAGGAACCACAATGATGTAGTCCACCTTATCTTGTACGACATGTCGTACGTACTTTCCGATCTGAAAATCTTTTTCTACTTGAACTTGTGTAGAATCAAAATTTTCATGGAGGGGATAACACACGTATACGTACATACACAAAAGGATAAGTAAGCATAGTTGTTGATACATACCCTAATGAATTATTTTTTTTGAATCAGCGCATTTGTTTTCATGGCAACGTTTTCATCCAAGATATACATGTTTTTCGCACTCATGTAGCGTTTATATTTTTTGTTCGCAACCAAAATTAATGTATGTCCGGTTATTCTTTCATTAGAAATGTGGGACAAGATAGAATTCATGGTCGTGTCATCGTGTGATTTCAATATGATATAATTATTTTTTAGTTTACTGAAATCTTGGTTTACTTTTATTTTATCCGAGAGTATGATGAGTACTAGATTTTCATGAAATTTCTTTTTTAATAATCCTACGTATTTATTCATAGGATGATGCGTAGAAATCTCCACCATCATGCCTTCTGTGGTAGACATGATCGCACCTATACATATCACTAAAAGTAACACATACCAAGGAAGAATTGTCATAACATGTATGCATAATATTTATGTAGCGACAGTGGCCGGATACCCCGAGGCCGTGGAAGCCGGTGTCATGGGATTGGCAACCGGGGTCATGGGAGTTGAAAGCGGTGTACTCATAGAGTCATTGCGAACAGGCATTCCCAGTGGTATGGACGTTGCTTGTTGATAAGGTTGACGTTGAAGCGTCTGGTTGTATACATATCTATTATTTTTTTTAAACACAAGAGGTGCCGTTGGAACACTTGGATGAGGTATCACCGTATTACACAAATTGGTTTTGATATATTGAAAGGAGGCATTTCCAGAAGGAAAAATATAAAATTCAGCATTCGGATACTTTTTTTTATGCTCGTCTATGTTTAATAACATTTGGTCTTGACCGATCACAATCACCGCCCGAGGAGGTTTCTGTTTTAATTCTTTGGTTAATGAGGAAGTAGGGGTCAACTCATCTGCCGTACACACTTTCACATTCGTGTAACCTTCCTTCACCGACATGACGGTCATACATAACCCAATGATTAACAATAACAAATACCAAGGAAGAATCCTAAATGTTTTCATAAGATAAGTGAATATATTTTATACGGAAGCCGGTGTGGAATTGGTCGTGGTAGGCGTAGCGGGAACCGGCGTAGTCTGGGCTGCTTGTGCCAGTGCTGCTTGGGCTTGGGCTTGGGCCTGTGCTGCTTGGGCGGCTTGTACTGCCTGGGCTTGCGCCTGCAACTGTTGCACGGTTTCCTGTGGTTGAACCTCTACCCTTTGCGTCGGTAACTGGGTTGGATCTATACGATAGTCTGCCGTAGGAAGGGGCTTGAGTAGTTGGCTGTACGGCCCTACCGTGGGAGGTGAAATTTTAGTGTACCTTCTTTTTTTCAGGATCAACGGTGTTTTTGTAATGTCAACCTCGTAACAAAGTAACATCCGAATGTACCCTACCACTTGTTCTTTAAAAGGTGGAAATAAATAAAATTCAGCTCGTGGATATATTTTTTTCACGGCATCCATCTGTAATTCTTCTGTAGTGGGTGCGATCACAATCACGGCCCCACTAGGTTTAGCGAGTAACTCCGTTGTTAATTTTTGAGGATGTTCTAAATCCTCTTGGGTAACTGTCTTAACTTTACCATCGTTGGTGTACCCTTCCTTTACGTATACAAATGCCGCAGCACATAATACAACGATCAATAACAAAAAATACCAAGGAAGAATCCGAAATGTTTTCATACAAGTTGAGTATATTAAAATATTTTTCTATATCATGTATACCAATATTATCATCTTTATTACAGCCATTTTAGTATCACGATACATCTATAGTTACTATAAAGAAGCTTCTGAATTTTTTGAAAGTACAGAGCATTACCAATTGGTTTCTGATTACTACATTGGGAACTATTTACATTCTAGAAAACCTCTTTTATGGATCCATACCACGACCGAAGTCAATTCTCGTAATTGGGAATCTTTTTATTCACGAACGTCCACTTCCTTAAATCAGCCGTATCTTCAGGTTACCATGAAAAGTATTTATGACAAGTGTCAAGATTCCTTTAACATTTGTTTGATTGATGATGATGTATTTAGAAAATTACTATCCTGGAACATTAATCTAGATGATTTGGCGGACCCCATTAAAAGTCATTACCGACAATTGGGGCTCAGCATGATTCTTTACACGTACGGTGGCATGCTGGTTCCGCAATCTTTTTTATGTAAAAAGGATTTGATAGACATTTACCGTAAGCACGACATGTTCGTCACGGAAGAAGTGAATCGGGCATCCACTTCGGACGTGTACGCCCCGGGTTTAAAAATGATGGGGTGCAAACGAAACCATCCCATCATGAAAAAATGCATTGATTTCCAAGAAAATTTATACAAAAATAAAACAAACAGCATTGAATTCCAAGGAGACATACAAAAGTGGTTATCTACTTCAGGATGTACTATCCTAGATGGTGAATTCATCGGAATTAAAAAGATGCACCGCAAAAAAATAGCACCCGTGTTGTTGCGTGAATTGTTAGGTACGGACAAGTTGGAGTTACCCAAAACCATTTACGGTATTTATGTTCCTCGTGAAGACGTCTTATCCAGTACGAAATATGAATGGTTTGCAAGAATGTCTCCCGAACAAATATTAGCAAGTCCATTTCAGTTTACGGAATATTTAACTTCTTTTTATGAATCTTTGTAAGATAGCATGACGCGTTGATAATCCACGTCTCTATTTTCAATGTCACTGTAAGAAGGGTATTGGCTTACGGTCAACGGGTCCAACAGATACCAAGTGTCCTTTTGTTGGAGACGCATCCAATACATGTCTACCATGTATTCGTTCCGATAAAAGGTTTCTAAAAAACGAAGACCTTCTTTAAAATTATCCATCAAGGTAGAATAATAATGCCGCTGGACGATGTAAGCAGTGGCCGTCCGCGAATAGTAGACTTGGCGACACCCCTCTTCTTTACGGTACGGTGGGATCGTGTTCCCTGCCAAGAGAAGCACGTCCCATTTGGAATGGGTCTTCATGAATTGGGACACCAAGGATTGAAACAATGCGGGGTTTGTAAAATAGACGTCGTCTTCGCAAATACAGACACTAGGGTAATCGCGGTCCATGGCGAGTTGCAAACACTTGATGTGGCTCATGGAACACCCAATGTACCCGTGCACGTGGTAGATGGCGTCCACCCGTTCTCCTTTTAGACCCAAGGTGGCAAGCTGCTCTTCCACTTTTTTCTTTCGGTCCTTACGATGCTCTAGGTTAATATACAAGATATTCTCCATGGTATCTATATAAATGGATATCTGTTTATATAGATACTATGGGAATTCCAAGCTATTTCACGCATATCATTCGTAAATATCCAAGAATCATTCTTCCCTTTCAACATCTCGTTCATAATTTTTATTTGGATAGTAATTCCATCATTTACGATGCAGTAGCTTCTATGGATAAGAATACGGCAGATTTTGAGCGTGTTCTTATCCAACTCGTGTGTCAAAAAATAGACCATTATTTGGCGATGGTGAAACCATCTCGCGTCATCATTGCGTTTGACGGGGTTCCCCCCATGGCGAAAATCAAGCAGCAACGGGAGCGGCGGTACAAGGGGTTGATTACGCAAAACATGTTGGGTCAATCGTCGGAGTGGAACACGATTCAAATTACCCCGGGAACCCTTTTCATGAAACAATTGAATCAAGGGTTGCACCAACATTTTAAAGAGTACGACAAACGTTTTTCTTTTTTTAAATTATCTACCAGTGAAGAATCCGGAGAAGGGGAACATAAAATATTCGAACACATTCGTGCCTTTCCTGAAATCCATCGGGATACAGAAACCATGATTTATGGTTTGGATTCTGATTTAATTGTGTTGAGTTTACACCATTTAACATATGGAAACATTCGGTTGTTGAGAGAAGCGCCGGCGTTCATGGTGGATTCTAGTGAACCGCAAGTGTTGGACGTGAAGATTCTGGCAGAAGGCATAGAAACTATGGTACCGTTACATGATTATGTGGTATTGACTCTTTTTTTAGGAAATGATTTCATGCCGCATTTTCCGGCATTAAATTTAAGATCTAATGGAATGGAAATTCTACTCAAGTGTTACCACCAATTGAAGTTGCCGTTGTTTCAAGGAGCAATGGTATGGGAAAATGTGCGAACCTTCATTGCGTTGGTGAGTGAATATGAAAAAGACGCCATAGTGAAAAACTTTTTATTTCGTAAACGATACATTCCGGATACGTCTACGTTAGAAAAACAAGTGAATAATTTACCGATGGTTCAAATGGAAAAAGAGTTTTACATTGATCCTACTCAATCGGGATGGGAGAAGCGGTATTATGAAACGTTATGTCCGGAAGAGATATCCAGTGTATGCAAGCATTTCGTTCACATGTTAGAATGGAACATGTTGTACTACACGACGGGATGTCCGAATTGGACGATTTATTATCCGTTGGCGTATCCACCGTTATTGAGTGATTTGAAACATTACATTCCGGAGACGTCCACGTTAGAATATAATGATTCAAAATGGACGGAGAAGGAGTTGTTACGGTTTGTGTTGCCGTCTAATTATCATCGTTTCATGGAAGGGGGAGTGGATACGGAAACGCAGGTACCTAAATTAGAATGGTCGTATTGTAGATATTTATGGGAAAGTCATGTGATTTTTGAAACGTGTTAGAGAGATTTATTTTGTTGAATCATTCGGCGTACAATAGAAGAAAGTTTGGGGGTCATGGGAATGTTTAATAAGTCGTTTAACTCGGATAATGTTTTGATGGGTTCTACTTCGGACTCTACAGGCTCCACTACGGCAGCTACTTCAGGCTCTACAACGGCAGCTACTTCAGGCTC